ATTCTTAAACGTGTACCCTGGTTCTATCATCAGAGTGAATCAAGACATCATTCCTATCATAATCTCTAATCTGAACAATATACAATTTACTCCTATGAGTGATATCTTGTCATTAATAGATGAAGTTATTGAAGAAGTAAAGGACATGCTCTATAAATCGTGGAGAAACTATAAGACATTCTCATATAAAACCTATATAAAAAATGAAAATGATTTAAAAATTAAATTGGATAATATGAGTGCTATAGAGGAGGTGATAGACTTGGCAATACCAGGATTGAATAAATATGATGTAATGAGATTAGTTTTTCTAATGACCATGCCTCACATATTTGGGGGATTGTCCTCCAAAGACAAGTCTGTTTATATGACAGGATACTGCGATTTAAGAAAAGTTGCTGGTGTGCCTATGTTTTCTGCATTCCGAGCAATATTATCATCCGTGTTTAATTTGAAAGTTCCAGTTACGCTAGTATTCTTCTTAGACGTAGTGGTGACCTTCATATATGAGTACGAAGGGTTTATGAACAACCCTAAGACAAGGAAACAAAACAATATTGCAAAAGACATACAAAATTTTGTAAACTATAAATTCAAGTCAATTAAAAAAGAGACTGTTGACTCTTCTTTTATAGACATAGATCATCTATCCAAATCTTTTTCAGAGAGGTTTATGAATTCAAACAAAAATAGTGAGTGTTTTAACACTATATTGGACTTCTTTTTTGTGAAGACTGAGACATCTGAAATTTCTTTTAGAGACATATATGATTATGTTGTGGAAAAAGACCTTATTTATCTTTATGAATATACTAAAAATAATCAGTATTACAAAATGAATGAATATTATTTCGAGTTAACTGAGAAAATATTTGCAGAAGATCTAGTGTCAAGAGACTTATTATTAGACGAAAAATTATATGAAAAAGAAAGAAATTTCTTAGACTTTAATAACTTAGTCTATCTTAATTATTATAACGTTAAGAAAGAGAACTTATTAAATTTTTTTAGTAATGGCATGCAACCTCATAATAAATATTACTTAAATAAAACTGAAATTATAAATAGTGTTGATCTATCTGAAATTTTGAGTTATGATAGTGATTTTATAATTATATTTAACTCTTTATCTTATGAATTGACTGAGTTATTAGACATGGAAATTTTATTTACTAAGTTAAATACATATAGTGTAGGAGAAATTAAAGAGATAATAGAAAAATTAGATTTATGTTACAACTTATTAAGTTCAGCAAATAATAAAGATGAGTTTCTGTATGATGAACCAGTCATAAATAAGAAACTTAATCAAGTTAATGAGTATTATCTTATAGTTAACAAATCTCTAAGTCATAAACTGGAAGAACGAAGACAAAAGAAACAAGAAAAAGCTCTTCTCAAAGAGGAAAAGAGTAAAAGTGTTCTTTTGTTTGCAACCTCTTTGATAGAAGATGTGATAAATTTTGTAACGATTCCAAAAAAGACATTAGCAATAAAAATGGCTGAAGAGGAATTCATAGAATGTGAATACCTTATTAGAGAGATAAGAACAATCAACAACATTAAAGTGAGTCAGGATAATGCTTTGCCAGATTTAAACAAATTTAATTATACTCTCACTAATTATACTTTAAATAATGCAGAATTAAAGAATGATCTAGACTTCCAAAATAACAGTATATTAATTATAGATGAAAATAACAATATACCTTTTTGTGGACTAGAGATTATTAACAATTATAATGTGCAAAATATATTCTTATACTCAGATAGATCTTCCAATATCAGAATGCTATTAGAGAAGGAAAACAATAAAAATTACTACTTCTTTAGTAAAAAAGAAGTCAAATTAGACGATGTTATTTATAAGTTTAAAGAAGTATATAGCTATGATTATCTCTCTGATAGTAAACTAGTTAAAAAGCTCTCTCAACAACTTGATTCTAATTATGACTCAGACCTAATATTAGAAGATGAGATTGTCTCTGCATTCAATTATAAAGATAATTTATATTTTTTTAGTACAGCTGAACTATTGAAATTCATAAACATTCCCTTATATGAACTAAGAAAGATGATCAATTTGAATCTAATAAAAGAGAATATGAACCTTTATAATCAGTCACAAAAATATAAGTGCATATCTTATTACAAGGATTATATAGATGAATTAATAAATTTTGAAGACTATGTAAATATTGAATATAATGAGGCACCTATTCAGACTGACTATTATTATGAACCTCAAGTGATAGAATACTTAGGTATGAATAATGTGACTGAAGAGAACATTGATGGTTTGTTGACAAGTTATCGAAAATATTTTGATGACTATGACTGTATAAAACTACACACTAAAAGAAATGAACTAATTGATATTAATCTTCAGTCAAATAACTTTGACTACATGAACGAGTTTGTCAACAAAGGATTCACAATAATACACAAAAAAAGAACTGGTTTATTTTTTGAGAGATATAATCATTCTCAGTCAATAGAGGGTGTATTAAATTTTAAAAATTTGACACATAGATTAGCTAACGAATTTAATGATCAGAAAAATGAGTTTGAAGTTATTAAGGAAATGTCTAACTTAAATTCAAAGTCATTTGACAGTAAATACCTGTCTGACGATCTTATAAATTCTAATCTATTGAAATTAATAGAAAGAAGATATGAGATCTTATACAAAAAAATAGAAGAACGAAAATCCGAAAAAGAAAATAGTGTATTCTCTAATGACAAAAAAAGATACAATCCTTATGATATAGACAACATTAATCGGATAAACAATCATTTAACAGTGATGTCTGAAAGCAATCCTTCTAAAGAATACAATTTAGAATTTATACATACTGAATTTAAAGAATTTATATCTGAGCCTCATTCTTTCGCTTTAGAGAACTATGTTAGATTTTTAGAAGAATTTATAAATGATGAAATATACCTCTGTTTCAACTTATCAGAATTGCTACTTTCATTTTTGTATGATATAAACAAAAGAAAAGAAAAAGTGTCAAACACTTATGTGAATAATTCTAATATAAGTAATATCTTCCTGTTGTCAAAACATTTTAATAAAAAATTGTCTGATAGCTCTATATTGACCTATATGTTTTTATTTGGAAAAGAAGGGATTCCTAGTAATATGATTAAAAGCGAAGATGGTTATAACTTCTCTAGAATTTATTCTGAAGATATGAATAGAGTGAACTACAAAGCAAACTTATTTTACTCGACATTGTCTCTTATAATAACTCTAATAGGAATACCTGACTTAGATATAACACTAATGAGAAAATACTTCCTCTTGATATTTTGGACAAATTTTAATTCTTCAGGAAATACACAAAAGAACATTTGTAGTTTTTCAAAATACTCAAATGTTATATCTTTGTCAGAATATAGCTCTTATAGTAACTTAATAAAAAAATACTTATATAATAATATTTATAAAAATGATTTGCAGTATTTGTTTACTGAGACAATAATAAAAAACTTTTCTAACAATCTAAAATCGGGCTTAGGAAAGAGTCACAATGACTATGATTACAAATTAGAATCGTTCTGGTTTAAAAATTTGGATTTTAAACAATTTATTAGAATAAATACTCTGTATAATCACACATTCAGATCAGTGACAAGAATGGAGCACAATGTTCAGCAATTTGTAAATACTATTAAAGATAACAATGATGTATTGAATAATTCTATTTTTCGAAGAAATGATTTTATTCTACCTAATTTGAATTATTTCGATGAAACTCAAAAGTTTATTGATATTAAAAGTTTGCATATGTCACTTCAATTATTTAAAACAGAGTTAAGAGAGAAAAATCTATCATATGAGGAACCTAGGATAAATAAGTTTCTACATGATGAGATAAGATTGAACTTTGATTACAATTTTATCAACAACAGAAAAGGATGTGATAACATATCCAAAAAAATAAAAAAAGATATGGGAATCATAAATTTTAGAAATTTACTAGAATCATTAAAGATTGATGACAAATTGAGCACTTACGATCTATATGAAACAATAATAAAAGATAATAGTCAGTTTGAGTCTCTAGCCATCATAAGTAAAAAAGAACAACATGAGAGTGATAGAGAGATATATGAATTGGATATAAGATCTAAGTTTCTTGCATCATTCGTACAATACTATTTTAAGTTTTTCAACTTACTAAGTGATCGTGATATGGTAGTCAAATCGCAGACTCAGAAGTTAAAGTTATTAAACTCAGTTAGTAACATAATTAATAACACCACTGATGAATATGATGTATTCATGTATAATGGTGATATGTCAAAATGGTCAGGACAAGATATATTTTTAAAATTTATATATCTTATAGATCTGATGAATGATATTGGTTTGTCTAGCAACTATCATTCTAACTTAATCAAAATGTGTCTAAAAAAACTCCATAGCATGAAGTGCATAATAAAAGTAAACGATAGTAATAGGGCATTTGTTAGCAAACTCCCTTATTATAAAGATGAATATCACTTTATTAAACTTCAGCACTCTTGGGCTCAAGGGATATTCCACAATGTGTCCTCTTTCGTTCATCAACTAGAACAATTGTTTAGATTAAAGTTGTTAAAACTAAACTATAGAGTTTTACAGCTAGTGCATTCTGATGACAAAAATGAAGTATACACTTTGAAAAGGGATGATACTTTAATTAAGGAGAAAAATAGGATAGTTAAATATAATTATATAATCCCAAAGCTATTTTCTCTCTCTACGTCACTAACAAAGGACTCTTACTCCATATTAGTTTCAGAGATGGTGGGTTTACAGAATATAAGAGGAAAATTATTTGACAACCCAAATAAGACTATCTCTTCTGCATTAGGGAGGTTAGATTACACTAGCTATATAAAAAATTATTCTTATTTAATATCAAGAATAACTGAATACTATAAAAAATCTCATTCATTTTTGACCTCATACATGTTAGAATCATTATATTATTCTTTTCTCAAAAGAAAGTATAGATTAAATGATATTAATGAGTCATTATCATTAAATAAAGGAGGCAGGTTTAAATCATCATGGAGACTGATGACTATTTTTGGCAGTACTACTGACGATTATATTAAAATGATCTTAAACCCTGATGTCTATAACAAGGATAAAAGACTTAATGTCAGTTTCGTAAACAATAAAAATATTAATCAGAAGAAAAAAGTAAATAATTTGATAGGGGAGATTGAATCAATAAAAAAAGAAGGAGAATTTTATGAATTTAGAACAAAGAAAACTAAAACTGATTTCTTGAACATGATACTTTCACAAGTAAAGTTGATTAAGAAAGATATGTTTCTAAAGAAAGATCATATAGACAATATCAGATTTTTTATCTTTAAGAGATTAATAAAACACAAATTACAGCTTTCTAGATTGTCTAACAATCATAATAAGTTTGTAAGTTCAGAATCTGACAAGTTAGGGCCTTACATAAAGTTGGATTATGAGTCAATACAGCAATTTATTAAAGATATGAATAAAGAGCTACCAGGTTTGATTCCAATGTCAAAGAGCTGTCAAGTTCAAACAAATAGTTTCCTATACTCAACTGTAATCAGAGATGTAACAACTAAACCCTCTGATTTCAAGATAAAATTTAATTCCAGAAAAATGCTAACTGGCTTTATAACTAGAGAAGTTTATTTAGACTTTTTAAGTATGGATTTCACTCTAATAGCAAGAAAATATAGTAAAGAAGACATACTATATTATGTTGAAGTGATGTCTTTGGACAATATTGAAGTAATCGACATAGAATCTCAAAAAGATTACAACAGACAAATTTTTAGATCTAGAAACATAGAAGAAACAATATTTACTAATGAATCCAAAATGTTTGAAGACAGAGAAACTGACTTTAACTCATCTATTTGTATAGTCAATTCTGAAATGAGGAATTTAGAGCAAATTAAATCGGACCTCATAAACAAAAGAGAGCTTAATATTATAATATCTAAAAAGGCATTCAATAAAGAAGTCAAATCAAAGTTCTCCAAGACTGTAAGATTGATCAATGATATAAAATTAGTAAAAAAAGAGATGTCTGTGGCCTCTCATGACTTTATAAAAAGTAAAGACTCTAAGACGTTTAAAATAAAATTATCAGAAATATGTAAGAGAATTTCTCCTCAACTCAAAGACAAATTTGAATATAATGAGAAGTTAGTTATATCAACATTTAACCACCCGTTATATGACATAGCTATAGAGAAAGAGAAAAATCTTGAATATGACTCATTGAAGACAGTTCAAATAAATAGAGATCTAGCATTAGTATTAATACTAAATGATGAAGGAAAGATTATAAATTTCTTCATCAAAAATGGGAGACTTTTTTTTGTTCATTCAGATTTTATAAAAAAATTAATAGAAAACAATTACACTCATATTGATCAAAAGAAGTTTTCTGATATAATCCATATATCACAAAAACTTATCAATTTAATAAATAAATTTGCTATAATACACTCTTTAAAAATAGACAGTAGGACTAGACAAATTGTGAAATTCAAGAGGGAGCTAGAAATTATGAATATTACTTCTGAAAAAAACAAAAAGGGAGAAACTTGTGATTATATATCTTATACCACAATAAAATTAAATATAACAGGCTTTTTAAACAATATGACAAAAAAAAGATTATTATATCTGAACGAACTGGACAATCTAAAAGATGTCTACTATAAAGATATATTTAATGATATTTATAAAACAGGTTTTGAAAATGACAGAGATATATGTAATTACGACATAAAGAATGCTTATACGGCCTCTAATGATTTTTTTGAATCTATATTGAATTCTAGTTTAAGAGATGATTTAAAACATTTAAGCCTAGATCAAAAAAATATAGACCAGATTACAGCTAGCAATAAAAATTTGAGAAGATCAATACAATATTACTTCAAGTCAAGAGATAATGAAACACTTATGGCTATGTCAAGTAAGATACACAAGTTTGTGGTTGATATATTCAAAGAAGAGTTAATTTCTAGAGAAAATTCAGAATATTTAGATGAGGTAGAAGTAGACTATTACTTTAGAGAACAATCTATTAATGCTGATGAATTTTCAAATGATTACATAAACTTTGTATTAAATCTTTCGGAGACAAGCTTCTCTCTTTTTATTTTAGAAGATAAATTTAGTATGTTTATGAACTTTGATGGAGAGCTTAAATTAGACGACAAATATAAATATCTATTTAATATAAATTTCAAAAACTGTAGAAATATCAATGACTTGTTCAATAAAATTGTTCAT